GCGCACGGCCGAGCGGTGCCGGGCGCGGTTTTCGGAGGCGGTGACGGGGACGTGGGCGGTGCGCGAGGTGTACCCGTGAGCGCGGCGCTGGTTGCGGCCGTGGTGGTGGTGCCCTTGATGCTCGTGGGCGTGGTGCTTGACGTGCTCGAGGCGCGCGATGAGTGACGATTACCGGGCGTTTCTCGCCGAGCGGGCGCAGCTTGGTGGTGAGCATGGGTTTGCTCCGGTGTATTTGCCGCCGCAGCTTTTCGACTTCCAGGCATCGCTCGTTGAATGGGCTATCCGCCGAGGTCGCGCGGCGATTTTTGCGGACTGTGGCCTGGGTAAGACGTTTATGGAGTTGGTCTGGGCCGAGAACGTCGTGCGCAGGACGAGCGGGCGCGTGCTGCTGCTGACGCCGCTGGCCGTGGCGCACCAAATACTTGCTGAGGCCCAGCGATTCGGCATCGACGCCAGCATTTCACGCGATGGGACGGCGGCGCGCGGCATCACCATCGCCAACTATGAGAGGCTGCACCACTTCAATCCGACGGACTTCGCTGGCGTGGTTTGCGACGAGTCGTCAATCCTCAAGAGCTTTGACGGCACCACGAAGCAGGCCGTCACCGAGTTTTTGCGCAAGCGGCCGTACCGCCTGCTTGCCACGGCGACGGCGGCGCCTAACGACTTCATTGAGTTGGGGACGTCGAGTGAGGCGCTTGGCTACCTCGGCTACATGGACATGTTGAACAAGTTCTTCCGCAACCAGCTCAACAACAGCAGCACCGGGCGCTACCGAGGCGAGACTGCGAAGTGGCGGCTGAAGGGCCACGCCGAGGTGCCGTTTTGGAGGTGGGTTTGCAGTTGGGCGCGTGCCTGCCGTCGGCCGTCTGACCTCGGCTTTGACGACGCGGCCTTCAGGCTTCCGCCCCTGGTGGAGCGCGAGCACATGGTGCAGACGTCTAAGCCTGCCGAGGGCATGCTGTTTGCGCTGCCGGCCGTCGGCCTCAAGGAGCAGCGCGACGAAAGACGTCGCACCATTCAGGAGCGCTGCGAGATGGCGGCCTCGCTGGTGAGCGACAGTCGACAGCCTGCGCTTGTCTGGTGCCACCTGAACGACGAAGGCGACTTGCTTGAGGAGCTCATTCCCGACGCTGTGCAGGTTTCCGGCGCGATGTCTGACGAGAAAAAGGAAGAGGCGCTGGTGGCCTTTGCTCGAGGCGAGGTGCGCGTGCTGGTGACGAAGCCCGTCATCGGCGCCTGGGGCCTCAACTACCAGCACTGCAACCGAGTGACGTTTTTCCCGTCGCACAGTTTCGAGCAGTACTACCAGGCCGTGCGCCGCTGCTGGCGCTTCGGCCAGAAGCGGAAGGTGACGGTCGATGTCGTGTCGACAGAAGGGGAAGCTGGAGTGCTGAAGAATCTTCAGCGCAAGGCGAAGCAGGCAGACGAGATGTTTTCCGCGTTGGTGCGCCACATGAACGAGGCGCAGGGCATCAACGTCGACAAATCCCACAACAAGAAGGTGGAGGTGCCGTCATGGCTGTGAAGTCTCAGAAGATTGGCGAGCGTTTTGCGATTTACAACGGCGATTGCGTGGAGGTGATGAGGGACTTGCCAGACAAGTCGATTCACCTGTCCATCTACTCGCCTCCTTTCGGCGGCCTGTACCACTACAGCAGCGACGACCGCGACCTGTCGAACGCCGACAACTACGACGATTTCTTTGCCCACTATGCCTTCGTGGTGCGCGAGCTGGCGCGCATCACCTTGCCGGGGCGCGTGACGGCCGTCCACTGCATGGACGTGCCGCGGAGCAACTCAGGGAGCGACAGCTACATCGACTTCCCCGGCGACATCATCCGCCTACACGAGCGCGAGGGCTGGCTTTTCGCGGGGCGCCGGATGATTTGGAAGGAGCCGCTCGCGGTGCGCCTGCGCACCATGCAGAAGAACCTGGCTCACAAGTCGCTGACGGAGGACTCAGTTGACTGTGGCGTAGCGGCCGGCGACCAGCTCCTGACGTTCCGGCGCAGGGGGAAGAACACCATCCCCGTCAAGCATCCCGTTGGGCTGCTTGAGTATTCTGGCGAGCGTCTGCCGCCGGCCGACGTGCTGTCCTTCCGTGGGTACAAGGGCAAGCAGACCGAGAATCGCTACTCGCACTGGATTTGGCGCCAGTACGCGGACTGCATGTGGGACGACATTCGAATGAATCGCGTGCTGCCATACGAGGCATCACGTGACAGCGAAGACGAAAAGCACGTTCACCCGCTTCAGCTTGACGTCATCGACAGATGCGTCGAGCTCTACTCCAACCCCGGCGAAACCGTCTTCACGCCATTCATGGGCGTCGGTTCGGAGGTCTACTCTCCGGTGGTGCTGGGGCGGCGCGGCGTCGGTGTGGAACTCAAAACCAGCTACTACAACCAGGCATGCAGAAACGTCGAAGCAGCGGCCGAGGGAAAGCGGTTCGATGCTCGGCCGGATGATCTTTTCGGCGAGGAGCTCGCGTGAGCGACAAGTCTCGCGGGCGAGGTCGGCCGCCGTTGAGCGTTGACACGACGAAGGTGGATTTGCGGCTTCCCGGCGCGCTGCTGTCCCTGGCGCGTGAGGCGGCGCAGCGCGAGGGCGTGCCGCTGTCGGCGTGGATTCGTGCCGCGATGGCGGCGCGGCTGGCAGAGGTGGAGCGATGAGGCGCACCGTGGCGCTACTGCGCGCCAAGGAGCGCGCGAAGGCGGCCGAGACACTGTTGCGCATGAACATTGTTGACGTGCCGCACGAGCACCGCGAGGCCGTGCATGCGGTGGCCGACGCGCTGCGCGAGGCGCAGCTTCGGCTGGCGCGCGTGACGTACCTGATGCAGACGCAGCCCGAGGTGGAGTAGACTGCGCGCGTGCCGGTGTGAGAGCTGGCGGAACCAACTAAGAGGCCATGTGCCCGCCCTCGTGCCGCGACTCTCACCGCGGCCGAGGGTTTTTTGTCCGAGGAAGCATGAGCATCGATGCGAAGCGACAGGCGTTGTTTGCGGCGGCGGTTCGATTTTCTGCAGCGCAGCAGGACGGCGAGGCGCAGCGCGCGCTGTGCAAGGCGGCGGCTGAGTACCAGGACGCGCGGATGGCGAGCGCGGGTGGCGTGACGGCGGCCGTCAAGGCGGCGCCGGCGCAGGGCCAGGGCGACGCGGTGGTGCCTTTCGGGAAGGACAAGGGCCGGCCGCTGGCCACAGTGTCGAAAAAGTCTCTGGAGTGGCTCATCGGTTGCCTCGAGCACAGCATCGCCGACGAGAGCAAGGCGCGGTGGCTCGACAGCAACACCAGCCTGCGCGACGCGGTGGCGGCGGAGCTGGCGAGGCGGCCATGAGTGATGCGGCGCACCGGGCGGCCGTCGCCGTCGAGAGCGCCGACTCGTTTCTTGCGGCTCGCGCGGCCATGGCCTCGATGCGGTTTGCGCACGCCTGGGGCAAGGACGGGTTGGCGTGGTGGCGCGATGTCCGCGCGCAGGCCGACATGCTGGGCGGGCGCGAGGTGTCCGACGCGCTGCTGGTGCAAGTCAAGGCGTGGCTGGCCGACAACGTGCGCGTACCGGCTGGCAACGGCGGCGGTAGTAAGGCCCTCGTGGCGTCGGTGCGCGTCCTCGACGAGGTGGCGACGCTGCTGGCGCACGCCAACCCGCGCGACGCGGTGGCCGAGTACCTTGAGGCGCTGCCGCCATGGGACGGGACGCCGCGCATCGTGGGCGGCCTGGCTGACGCCATGGGGTTCGCCACTTATGACGCGGAGTTGGCCTATGCGGAACGACAGTGGCTGCGGCGGTGGTGTATTGCCGCGGTGGCGAGGGCGCTGCGGCCCGGATGTCAGTCTGACTCGGCGCTGGTGCTTGTGGGTGGGCAGGGCCTCGGCAAGAGTTCGGCCATCAAGGCGCTTTTTGGTGACGCGCACGTCTACGACTCAAGCCTTGACATGGAGTCAAAGGACGGCGCCTCGGTGATGTCGCGCGCGTGGTGCGTCGAGCTGGCCGAGCTCGCGTCGATGCGGCGTACGAGGGACGTCGAGGCGGTGAAGCACTTTTTGACGCTGCGCGAGGACAGCTACCGGCCGGCGTACGGGCGGCGGCTGGTGACGCAGCCGCGGCGGTGCGTCGTGGCGGGGACGACGAATGACGCGAGCCCGCTGACGGACCCGACGGGCAACCGTCGGTTTTGGCCGACGCGGGTGGCTCGAGCGGTGGCGCTGGAGTGGATTGTGGAGCACCGCGACGCGCTGTGGGCCGAGGCGAAGGGCGCGTACGAGGCGCGCGAGCAGTGGCACCTAACGGCCGAGGAGTCGGAGGCGCACGTCCTGGCGGCCAGCGCGTACACGCAGAGCGACGAGTGGGTCGAGTTGTTGCGGACGTGGGTGGAGTCGGTCGGCGAGGAGGAGTTGGTGCGGTTGTCGGCGGCGGCGCAGGTGCTGGGCCTCGAGGACAGGCACCTCGACCAGGGGACGCAGCGGCGGCTGGCGACGTGTCTGCGGCTGCTGGGCCTCGAGCAGCGGCACACGCGAGAGGGCAAGCGATGGCGCAAGGTGCTGGCGTGAAAGGTCACGGCAGCCGATGGGGTCACGCGGAGTCACGCGCAAGCCCGCGGAATGTGACGCCGGTGACGCCTGTGACCCCTGTGACCCTTGTTGTTGTTCTTTTTTATAGGGCAGAGGGGGGAGGGGGCGTCACGGGCCGCCGTCACGCTAAAAAGGTTTGGCGGATGTTGCGGGGTCACGGGGTCACTGGGGTCACAGCGTCGAAAAGTCGAGGAATGGCGGTGTGTTATGCGTGACCCCGAAAGCGGCTGTGACCTGTGGGCCGGAGTCACAGTCGACATGCAGGCCGAGGCCTGTTCCCTTTTGCTTGCGGCCGGGGCGCTGACGCCGCGTGCGCGGCGAGCGCTGCGGCTGGAGACTGCCGGCGTGGCCCTCGAGCTCGTGGCGCAGGCGTGGCACGGCGTCATCTGCGAGAGTGTTGGCATGGACGACGACGAGGGCGCGAGAGACTGGCGCCAGGCGCTGGCCCGAGCGCGGGAGCGCGTGGCTCGAGGCGAGTGGCCGGGCCATCTGGGGGCGCCGTGAGTCGACACCTGACGCTCCCCTACCCGCCGTCCGCGAATCGGTATTGGCGCAGCTTCCGAGGCCGAGTCGTCAAAAGCGCCGCCGCCAAGTCGTACCAGGCGGGCGTGCGGCTCTCCCACCGGGCGGACCCGGTGACGGGGCCGGTGTCTGTCTCGCTGGCGGTCTACAGGCCGGCGAAGCGTGGCGACCTCGACAACAGCATCAAGGTGCTGCTCGATGCGCTCAAGGGTGTGGCGTTTGTGGACGACGCGCAGGTCGTGGCAATCTACGCGACAAGGTTTGACGACAAGGCAAGGCCGCGTGTCGAGGTGGTCGTTGACGAGGTGACGGCATGAACGAGGCGCGACGGGCATGGCTGGACAGTCTGGCCGAGGCGTGGCGGGCGGGGCTGTGCGTCATCTGTCGCACGCCGCTCGAGCAGCCCAAGCGCGGCCGGAAGCGCCGCAAGTGCGCGTCGAAGGACTGCGCGAGAGAGTGGCACCGGCTGTACGCGAAGGCGCGTTTTGTTGACGAGGGCTCGAGGAACGAAAGGGCATCGCATGACTGACGCAGGACATCCGCAACGGCACGGCTACCGGCGCTGCGTGCGCGGCGGCCACTGGAGGCGGGCCGAGGGCCTCGACGCGGTGCCAGGGGCGTCGGGCGAGCTCGAGTGGCGGTGCACGTCCGACGAGGTGTGCGGCCGGCTGGCGGGCGTCGGCGAGGGCAGGCTGGATGCCGACACGGGCTTCGACGCGAATGGGAGTGAGGCGAAGTGACAAGTTTTTTCGCCGGCTGCGCCGTTGGCGTTTCGCTGACATTGGGGTTGCTGCTGGCCGCCGCTGCGCTGGTGCTGACGCAGCCACCGGAGGACGAGTGACGGACGGCGACATGGCGCGCATTGAGCGCGCAAAGGCGAGGCTGCGGCAGG